TCAGGGCGATATCAGTCACCCTGTTTTTAAATCATCCACTAGGAGATCAAAATGACACAGCAATACGCAAACCGCCACGGTTACTCTGACGTAGAACCCTTTGAGGTTATCCGCGCAATCAGCGGTAAAACCATTGAAGTCCGAAAGATGGCTTCAGAGCGCGACCCCAGCGTCGAACTTAAGTTTGTCCCCGGCGGCTTTTCTGGCCACTGCGAAAACCAACGCGACCAAAAATGGTTTATTACCAGCGACGTGTCTAGGCCAGTCATTCGCATTCGCCTTGGTAAAAACGGTTGGAAGTCAGCCTGTGGCTCTAGGTTTGTCTTGGCAGACCAGCCCCATCGCTTTTACGACTACAACTTTTAATCTTTGCCACCGGGGCTTCGGCCCCTTTCAGGAGAAATTTATGTCGGTTGATCTTTCAATACACAACGTTACAAAAGTAGAGCTTGGCCCTACCGTAACCCATTCAAGCAATGGCCAAGATTATGAGTTAACAACACGCGACATTTTGATCACGCACCAGAATGGCCAAGTGTTTACCTTGGCTTTGTTTACGCATTCCGACAACCAACCTTTAGAGGTATCTGTATGAGCCACCGTTACCAGCCACCCATCGAGCGCAAGCCGGCATCTAAGCTTCGCGCCATTGTTTTAGACTGCCTTTTTGCTTTGGCCTTGGCCTTGGTTTTAGCCGGCGGAACCGTTGAATATTTGTCGAGGTAACTATGCCCTACTCAACCAACCCACTTCAGCGTTACGCGCCACCAATCGACGGCAACGTCCACCGCGCTTTGTCCCACCTTATTGCTAATGGCGCGTCTAACATAGACAGTGTGTACGCAATCAGCCACCGAACAAACCAAAGCCGCGCTAACTGGCGCTCTGAATCTCTTGTGCCGTCTGCCCAAAAAGGCTTGATTGAAATAGACGATTTGATTATTCGGTTAACCGACCTTGGCCGCGAGTTTTATTGGTACCAAGAGGGCCGCCGCAAGGTGCCATCTATGCCCAAACGCGATTACACCAAACTAATGGACCGACCTACTTACGACTTTGCCGAATTAAACATTAAGCCAGCGCGTGTCGGGGCCATGGACTTTATCAACTTGCCTAGCCGGACAAACAACCGACGCGAGTACCGAAAGGACGCAGAGCTATGAAACTATTTGGCATCGACTGGCGCAAGCTTTACCGCAGGACAGACCCTCACACATCAATGGAGGCCGCTAAAAATGTAAACACCACCAAGCTTGAGCGCATTGTCTACGACGTTGTTTGTTTACACCCCAATGGCTGCATACAGGATCAGGTGTTGGCTGCGTTGCCAGACAAACCGTACAGCAGCGTAACCGCTCGGTTCTCAAGCTTAATCCGCAAGGGTTTGATTGAGCCAACTGGCGAAACAAGAACCGGCAAATCTGGCCGTCAACAACGAGTACTTAGGAGCACACCATGCCAAAATTAACATCAGATACCACCCTGTCATGCTCACAACTGCCATCAGTTATGGGACACAGTAAATGGTCTACACCTAACGACACCCTGAATTTCTGTGTGACCGCCTTAGATGGTCAAGATCCACGCACAGAAGCCGGCGAGGCAGCAGACTGGGGCAACCTGTTGGAAGAAAAAATTCTAGGTGTGATGGCCCAACGCCTTGGCCTAGAGTCGTGGGTCATTCCAGAGGAAGCCTACGCTCACGCAGATCTGCCGTTGGCCTGTAGTCTTGATGGCATTGGCCGCCCAAATGGCGCCGTGGTGATCAAGCACAATCCGGCTGCCGGCATTTACGTCATGGACGGCGACGAAATCGAGATCAGTGGCGATGGCATTTTAGAGTCCAAGTTGACGCGTGGCTACCCAGAAGACACGCCGCCCCTGTACCGCGGCCCTTTGCAAGTCCAAGGCCAGATGATGTGTACAGGTTTGCAGTGGGCGGCTATTGGCACGCTGTATTCAGGCGTTGAGCTACGCATCTATCTGTACAAGCCACACGAGGCCACACAGGAAGCCATTTGGCAGACAGCAGAAGACTTTAACCTCCGGCTTATTACATACAAAGAGACAGGCGAGATCGAGTGGTACGAGCCAGCAACATCTAAGGACGCAGACCGAGTCTGGGATGATGCCAACGACGCAGACATTAATTTGGGTGAAAATTTTGAGTCCATTGCCGCTGCCGTTGTTGACCTCAAGGCCAAAAAGAAAATATTAGACGGGCAGGTTACTCACCATGAGCTTGAGCTTAAGAAGGTTATGAAAGCCTTCAGCAGCGCGCAAGCTGGCCGCTACAAAGTTAGCTGGCCTATGCGTCACTACAAGGCTTCGCCTGAAAAAATTACACCAGCAAAAGAGGCGTACTCAATTCGCCAGTCAACACTAACCATTAAGGAAATGAAATGAACAAGATAGCCGCGGCTTTTGTAGCTGCTAAAAAAGAGTTTGCTCCTGCTTTAAAAAGCAGCACCAATCCACACTTTAGAAGCAAGTATGCTGACCTTGCTGGCTGCCTCGAAGCAGTCAATGATGCATTGCTAAACAATGGCATTGCTGTCTATCAAGAGACATCAGCAGACCTCGATGGAGTGACCGTAGAGACTGTGTTTATGCATGAAAGTGGCGAGGTCCTGCGCGGTGGCAAGCTGCATGTACCCGCTGCAAAGCAAGACCCGCAGGGATACGGCAGCGCGCTGACATACGCTAGGCGTTACAGCATCATGGCGGCGTGTGGCATAGCAGCGGAGGACGACGACGGCAACGCTGCTTCAAAAGCCAAACCACGCAATGCTTTGGACAATGTGCAGCCAGCAGTGCAGGGCTTACCATTGATGCTGCCAAACAATAGAACCTACGCCGTCCTTAAGGATTCTGGCCAATGGGTTAACGAGCTAGTGGGGTTGTGTACTAAAGTCAAAGAGTCCGGCAAATTGTCGCAAGAGGATAAAATTCTAAAGCTTTCCGATATTGGCAAGGCCAACGAAAAGCAAATTAGCAAACTGGACTTTGAGTTACAAACCCACGTCTCACTTGCTTTAACCACCGAACCCAAAGAGGCTTAATATGGACACCACTAATTGGCAAATGGACTGGACCTTGCTTGAAGAAGAGTATCAAAGATATTGCATCAAATGCCAAGACTATAAGGTGGTGCCAATGTCTTTTGGGGATTGGTTTATGGTCGAGCCGCGTGAGCTAAACGACTAAGCCATTTCAAAATGAGGGCCGTCGATAAAGGGTCGGCGGTTCTCACTTCTGCGCGTGTCAATGTAGTGATTCATTGCATCTTCCATGGTGTCTGCCCATTCGCAAATGTCGGCCACGTTCCACGCAGCACCCCATCGCATTGGCATACCCACCTCACGCGCAGCTTGTGCCATGGCATCGGCAATGTCGTCGTATAGATTAAGCTCCCACGAAACGTTTCCATCGACGTAGGCAACCAAGTCTACAGCCTCGCCAACCAGATGCTTTGACTTCATAGTTTTGCTTTTGCCGGCGGCCACATACTTGCGCTGTGTTTCTTCGCTACGCAACCCTTCAGACACGCCAAAGTCCACCTTGGTAATCTCAATGGCTCGCAGCACCACAGCCTTTAGCTCAGGACGTACGCCGTCCAGTCGATCAATGCTGCGTTGTGATAACTTAAATGTCATTTGGATGGCTCCTTGCCGGTGGTGTCGCTTGCGCCTAAGAAAAAGTTCATTATCGTAGCTATGACCGTACCTAGCAAGAAGCCCAGTATTGTGTCAGCAAACCGCACGTTTTCTTCCGGTATATCCAAGAAGGTCACGCAGGCGATATACACCACGGCAAAGGTAGACCAGAAAGCCGCTAGGTAGTACACAAACCGCTTAGAGAACACATCGCTTTGGTTTAGCGCGGCTGTCTGCATAGCTCGTGCGTCGGCTCGGTCGGCTAAAACCGCTTTGAACTTTTCGTGCTCCAACTCGCGCATCTTTTGCGCAGCCGCTGGGTCAGCTTTAATTGCCGCAGTGACCGCCTCCAACTCGTCAGCAACCCCGAATTTGGCAGCCAGCGCGCTGACTGCCAACCCGCCCAGAGGCCCAGTAAGAGCAGTAGCAATCGCAGGTGCTGCATTTTTAAGTAATCCCAATAATTCGTTCATTGTTGCCCGCCTTTAGTTACAACCGCCCAGATGAGTAGCACAATAACGCCGATGCCGGTAACACCCAACAGAAACACGGCAATGCCTGTTATTACATCTTTAACCGCCTTAATGCGCTTGCGCTTTTTGAGCACTATGGCACGGCTCTCAGCCTCACGCTTTTTACGCGCCTCAACCTGAAACGCCAACCAGTCATCCCACAGGCCCCCGCGCCCCTGATATATCATCAACTCTCTAAGCTGCTTTTCATTTTGCTTGATTGTCTCAAGCGCGAAAAAGGCTTCTGAGTCTGAACCTGATTTTGTGGCTTTGGCCGCTATCTCTGTTTTGCTGTCAAAAAATTTAAACACGGCTTGGCCAGCCGACATGATGTCGTTGCCAGATTGCACAGCCTCTTTGATAACTGCAAACGCGGCGTTCGCGGCAGCAAGCTCAATTAACACGTTAACCCATCTTCGACAATACTGTCAGCAATAGAACCATAATTGTCCCAGTGGCCGCCAATAGGATTGTCTCCAGCCGCTTCACCCGACCAAACAAATCCTTAAACTGAATACGCACCTCTGTCTTGATTGCAATGACTTCTTTTTCTAAGTCATCGATTCTGCTGTGCGCTGTCCCGACGTTGCGTTCCATTTGTTACACCTTATCAGCCGGGGTTGGTTTGTTGCTTTTTGTCATTTAGGATACTTAGCCTTTACTGCCAGACATTCATCAATGTATGCTTGCGCTTGTGCTGTGTCGCCTTTAACTATTGCGTCTAAGTAGTTAGTTGCTGGAGGATATGCTGAGGCACGTAACTCTTGGTATTTGTTAGCGGCTATGTTTGCTTGTACGGCCACCCATGCAAGTTCAAGGTCTGCTAATGATGGTAGAGGCTTAGTGTTGGTGTTGTTCCAAGTTATACGATTGTAGTCATTCTCCCAACACATGAATTGTGCTTCTGGGATTAGATGGAGGATGGAGGATGTTATGTTCATGCTGTGTACTCCGTGATTGTGATTGAGGATGCCATTACGCCGCCGAAGATTCTCCCACCAACCCGTCCGTTAAATGTAACTGTTGAGGCTATCCCGTTTCCTATTCTCACCCTAAACGTAAGCGCAGACGTAACCCCAGCCACTACTCTGTGCATAAAAGATAAACCGACACCCCCATCTGTCGAATTGGGAGGCTCATAGATTGCAGCAAGCGCATTAGCTGTAACACCTTCAAACAAGGCCACACCGATATTATTCGCCGCACTTGCTGCTGCGAACACGGTGACATTGACCTGCAATATATTGCTCGCGTTAGTCGGAGTAATCGCAAGAGTCATATACTGGTCACCCTCAGTAATCTGAGGGATGGTATCGTCGTTAGGCATAACAGTCGTCCCAGTAGCCACAGCACCAGTCTGGAAATTAACCACCTGCATTACTTTACCCGGAGGCAACTCCTGCCCAGCATCATTCTTATAATAAAGCAACTTATCATCTTTAGGATAGATTACAGTTTGCCCTGCCGATGGAGTACCGGGTATGCTAGCGCCTGAAGTGTTATCTAAGGTTAAGTCTGTACTAGTTAATGATGCAGCCATTATTTAATCTCCAGTCGAGCCGCAGCGCGTGCGTCTTTGATGTTGTTAGGCATAACCTCGCCGCTGTCCGCTTGCCTTAGCACCATCCAGTCTGTTGAGGCTAGGTAGGCTTGGGCTTTTGCGTTAGCTTGGCTTTGGAGGGTTGCTGCTGAAGGTTGCGGGACATCGGCTTCAATGTTTAGAGTTTCACCGTCCTTAACAAGAGGTTGGTAAAAGTCCTCGTTTGGGCCGAAGCAGGTAGCTTCACCCTGAGCGTTGCGGATTACTTTGTAGGTCATGGTGTGTACTCCGTGATTGTTATTGAGGAGGCCAGTACACCACCATATTTACCGGCTGAGTCATATCCATTAAATGTCAATGTACCCGCCGTATTCTGCCCACTTCTAACTCTGAAAGTAAGTTCAGTTGTCGCACCAGCAACCATAGAATGTGAAAACGTGTTAACCCTTATCGCATCAATCCCCGATTCATATTGAACACAGGATGCAAGAGCATTGGCAGTCGAACCCACAAAAAGCGCACTGACAATCCACGAATTGTCTGTAGGTGTTCCGTGCATTGCTACTACTTGTATGAGTAACTTATTTAATGCACTCGTAGGCGTAATCGCCAAGCTCATATACTGGTCGCCCTCAGTAATCTGAGGTATGGTGTTGTCCTGCGGAATTACCGTCGTCCCAGTAGCCACAGTACCAGTCTGGAAATTAACCACCTGCAACACATTACCACTTCGTTGCAACGTATCTACCGTACCCGTCTCATCAGGCAATGTGAGCACTCGGTCAACATTGCTGTTTGGGCTGGCTACTGTAAAAATACCTGTGCCGGAGGCGTTTGGGGATAATGAAATTAGTGACAATTTATTGCTCCTTGCAAAATTTTCTGCTCTTGCGACCAAGAACATACCCGTCAGGCTGCGCACCTTCAAAACAAAATGTTACGCTTTGACCGTTGTTGTACCAGCGTCTGCCCTTTGCAGATACCCCCAATTTTAACTTGTGTTGCTCAGAGCGTAGTGGTTTTGGAATGCCCTTTAGCATTTTTGAGCGCATGGCTCGTTCTTCCGCTGACTGCACACGGCCACGGTTCTTAGCGCTGACGCGGTCAACAAGTTCTTGCGGTAGCTTCACGCCTTTTCTGGGGCTTACACGCCCTTTTAACGCTTCTGACAACTTTTTGCGCGCTTCTGCGGAAAGGGGAACGCCTTTATTGGCTGGAGAAACGCCCAGCCTTACTTTGCTCATGCGCTCCAATGTTTCTTTGGAAAACACACCAGTCTTACCTTTGTTCCAAGCTGGCTTCCCGCGCAAATGCGGTTGCGGCCCAGACATAGTTGGAGGGTATCCACCGCCTGTTGTTAGATTCCAGCCAAGTTTGTCTGCTGGTCGCAGTTTGCGCTCAATGTCTAAGCAATACTCTTTGTCAGCCATCAGCAACACGGATTTAACCATATTGTCCCAGCCGTGCTTTTGAATAGCGTGGCGCAGGTAAGCGTTTGTACCATTCTCCATGTTGCGATGCGCAGCAAACCGTTTCTGAACATTACCAGACACGCCGACATACCCCTGAGACATAATGTCCGTATGGGATGCTTTGCGTATCCAGTACACAACAAAGCTCATACAAAACCCAAGGAGGCGTTGCCGATTATCGCTACTTTACTCATTAAACCCCCTGTGGCATTGCTGCCTTAATTGCGTCTGCTGTAGTTGCCGCGTTAATGGCTGTTTGCATGTCGTCATACTTGGTGCGAACAACAGCACGAGCTTCTTCGGCTGCTACAGCTTCTGAGGGAATAGTGGCTTTAATGTCCAGCGGAGCAAACTCAACTGAGCGAGCAGCACGGCGTACATCATGTGCAATGTCTTTGGCTTTGCTGATGTTAATTACGATTCCCATGACCACGCTCCTCTAAAAGTTCTGTCGGTTGGAATGTCTGCAACGTCCACGATGCTGTAGGCTACACCAGCGGGTACGTCTTTGGCTGCAATCTGCTCGATGGTTAAGCCACAGTCAGCGGGGACAATGATGGCAACGCCACCTTCGTTTGTTTGATAAATAATTCTTTTCATATTGTTTCTTTTAGCGAAAGACGGCTGCCATAATGAGAGAGGCATCATAAGCAGCCCCATTAAACTTTGTGCAAATAACTGCGTATTCTGCTGTAGGTACACGTGAGGGTGAGCTAGTCCCAACGTTTGTACTAAACGTGTTAGCAGATTCGCTGTTTCCAGTCATTGAAATAGTTTCTGAATAATTTGCATCGGGCATAGCCGTAGTAAAATTCATTCTATATTTACCCACACCGTCATCAGTAATACTCGACACATTCCCGCTGGCTAGAATAGCCACCGTTCCAGTGCCGTTGAAATTAACCCAAGCCCTGCAAGCATAAATAGGCGCAGAGCCTGTGGCGTTTAATGCTCCAGTAATACGTGCAGCAGCAACATCACCTGTTAAGTCTTCACCATCAAATCCCGCTGTTGAATCAATGTCAGGCGTTGTAATGCCAGTTGTTCCATTTAATATAATTGCCATATAAACCTTAACTGATGACCCAGCGTGAGCCGGTAGGGACGGTAACAGACACGCCACTGTTAACTGTAATAGGACCAGCGCTCATGGCGTTGTTGCCTGTGCCGATGGTGTAATCCACGCTGATAGTGTTAGCCATCTCGTACAAGCCCTCGGTAGTGCTGTTGCCACCACCAACCGCCGCCCATGCAGAGCCATCGTAAACTTCTGCGCTTGTGTCGTCGCTGTTCCACCGCAAATAACCCGCAGATGGTGAGCCGTCACGTTGAGCCGTAGAGCCTGCTGGTAGGACGGCAGAGCCTGTGTCTGATGTCTTTGATACCTTGGTAGCTATGTTGCCAATCTCTGCGTACAGCGCCTCTATTTCAGTCTGCACACCAGCCAGAGCCGTTACCTCTGTATCGATGCCAGCAACTGTGGTGACGTTTGCGCTAATGCCGGCAACTGTGTTTACATTAGCAATGTTGGCTGAGACCGTGCCAATATCTGTGGCGTCAGCGGCCACCGCGTTAATGTTCGTTGTGTTGCCGGCAACTGAATTTACGTTGGCAATGTTTGTTGCCACCGTATTGACGTTGGCTATGCTTGTTGCTACTGCGCCAATGTCTGTGGCGTCTGCTGCAACAGCGGTCACATCAGAGTCAATTGCCGCAACCGTAGTCACGTCGCTTGATATGCCAGCAACTGTGGTGACGTTGGCAGATACGCCGGCCACCGTGTTGATGTTCGTCGCGTTACCCGCCACACTAGTCACGTTGGCGCTGATGCCTGCAACGGTTGTTACGTTGGCTGAGACACCCGCAACGGTGTTGACATTGGCAATGTTGGTAGCCACTGTGCCTATGTCTGCCTCGTCTCCCGCAACAGTAGTTACGTTGGCAGATATACCCGCAACGGTAGTTACGTTGCCGGAGATGCCAGCAACAGTGTTGATGTTGGATGTGTTGCCAGCTACAGTGTTGACGCTGGAGATGTTGTCGGCAACAGTGTTAATGTTGGCAGACTGGGCAATGACCGTAATCATTGAGTCCAATGCCGGGCCTGATACGGGGTCGCCTGTTGTCTCATCAAACGCAAGTACTTTGCCTTTGCGCGTGGCCTTGACCGGCAACTCCATGTTGACATCGGTTGGGTCTGTGACCGGGGCTTTGAGTCCGCGGTTTGCAACCTCTTCAATTTGCTGCGCAAAGATGACCACGCTGTCCAACTCTTCGTTTAGCGTGTTGGCAAACAAGTCACCACCAGTCACAAAGTCGGTAGAGCGCTCAATAGCCCGGTCTCCAACCAACGTAATTTGATTGACACCAGTAGCAGCAACAACCAGCGTCACAGAGCCTGTGCCGTTTGCGTTTACCGTGACCGAGTAGTCGGTAGTCAACGTCAGCAAGGCGGTGTCTTTGTAGACGGCCACGTCGGTCTGCGTTAGGACCTCAAAGCTAAAGCTGTATGGTCCAGTCCCGGCAGAGCCGGAGTACACCACACGGCGTGTTACATCACTAATTGGGTAAGCCATTTGTCATCGCTCCTAGCGTTTTCTGCCTTCAATGTCTTTAAGACGCGCCACTTCTTCAATAGCGTCTGCAAGCTCTGGGTCAGGCTCAACCAGCCAGCGGCCAGTTGGGAATCCTGTTTTGGGGTTTGTTTCTTTCATGCCATAAATCATGGCGTCTTTAGCAGCGTTGTAGCGAGATGAGATCACATTGCTAAGGTAACCCTGTACTTGCGCTTTGCCTCGGCCTCTAGATGGGTTCTCCCACATTGCGGCCAGATCAGGGTTTTGCGCTTGTTGCTGCAATGACTGCGCAAGAGTTTGCAATTCGCCGTTCAAAGGATCGCGTATGCGCATTTCCGTTCCAGCTGCTAGTTTCTTCCAACGGTTTATCTGCTCTTGGCTTAAGACAACGCCGCCAATGCTTCGAGGCGGATCGTAAGATGGCACCCCATACTTCACGAGAACTTCGTATCCATTTGGCATTTTACCGTCTTTGGTTTTAAACGGAGACCATAGCTCGTACAAGTTGCCTTTGCCTACGGTCTCAAGCTCGCCTGTAATTGAATCGTAAGACTGGGGGACGCTGTCGCTAACAAACGGGTTTCGGCTTGCCGCACGGTTAACAACGGACAACCACGCGTTATAAGAACCAGCGGTTGCGTCGTCTCTAGCCGCCATATTAGGCGGGCCAAGGCCGGACTTTTCCGGGTAGAGCACGCGCTCTGTTGACGCAACCAGACTACTGTACGCGCCAAGAGGTGAGCCGCCGATCAAATAGTTGCCGCCTACTTTTACTGTGTTGACCATAAGGTCGTACATCAAACCGGGGCCATCAGCCTTTTGGCTTCTGAAAATATTAACCACATCAGCTATACCAGACATCATGGGTTGGTTGCCAATGTACTCGTACATAGC